TAAAGCCTAATTTCTCGTACGCGGTCACGGCCGCATCAACTATCATCGTAGAGGTCATCGGCCTTTCCGTATTGAGCAAGCTAAACCGCTGCGGGTGCGTGTTGGGGCAAGCGTCGTGAACATGCCCGAGGTTGCATTTCTCGCCAAGCTCAAAGTCGATGATTTGCAAGAGACTGAACGGCTTGTCCTCCGGCTTGCCACGCCACTTGTCCGCCGTCGCCTCGTCCCCATTTCGGTACGATCCCCACGCCTTCGTATTGGAAAAGTCCATCTTGCCGTGATGCGTCAGTCGGACTCGGCGAGTGATGTACGTATCCTTGATCCCACGTCGCCAGAGGTCGGCACTGAATCGCCAGTCCTCGCTCTCGCGCTGGTGCTCGAACTTACCTCCGGTCCCGCGGACCGCCCGGGTCGGGAAATTGAAGTACAGATCCAGTTCGTTGCGGTCGTTCAATTTCCGGAAACACGGCTTGCGGAGGTCGCAGACCCACAGGGCCGTATTGTGAAGCAGCGGCCGGTCAGGATAACCCGCCCCCACGTGGTCGAACGTCTCAGGAAGTGACTCATAAATCTCTTTGAGGGTGAATCGCTTCCAAGGTAGCCAGGGGTCGTCGAGGTCGGCAATTCCGGAACTGGTTAGACCGCGGCCGTCCTTGATCGGCGAGATCGAAGACACCAGAGACGCATCCCGGGCATCCATTTCATCAAGGAGAATGTCCAACCACCGCTGCTCCGGGTCCGGCGTGATGTCGCCGTGCATCATCGCGAAATGCGTTACCTTCCCTTCTTCGAAAAGGTTGTGAGCGTCGGCCCAAAGGACATTGAAGTCCTCCTGTCCCGAGAATCCGTATCCGCCGTTGAAGGGTATGGCGATGTGATTCGCCGTGGAATTAACGACCCCCGTCACCGTGCCCCAACAAATGTTGTGGCCCGGGACGGCGAGGTAGACGCGGTATTTTTCTGAATCCGTCATACGATTAGGCCACGTCGGTTGCGGCGTCGAGGCCGTACCAGGCATTCACTCCCTCGGAATAGAAGATACCGACCGTGTTGGCGGCGACGTTCAAAGAGTTGTTCGCGCCCCGTAGGTTCACTTGCTTGCCGGTCGGCGGATAAATCAACAGGGTCTTGTCAGTGACCATATTAATTACGACGCACAATGCCCCGTTGACGCACGAAGGCAGTTGAACGCCCTTGGAGTTGTCGGAAAGCAGGACCAGATTGACACCTTCCGACAAGGCACCGGCCGTCGCGATGTTCCCGCCGTTGGCGTTGACGGACACGAACGGAATACGGGGCGACTTACCGAGGGTAATCGATGCCGCATTCGTCCCGATTGTTATGGCGCCTTTGGTCGCACCCGCCCCGCTGTCGATTAAAATCGCCCCGGCCGTTCCGTTCGACACGTCGCCCGCACCGGAGAGGATCGTCACCGCACCGCCGGTATTACCCGCCGTCGGACCGGCACCGCCAGCAACCGTCACGGCCCCGCCATCGTAAGCTCCGGCCGCGGCTGCCCCGCCGGCCACGGCCACGATCCCGCCGGCACTGGCATTACCTTGCTTGCCGGCAACCGCGAGGGAGGAATCGGACCCGGTGATGTCGTCGGCCGTTACCGAACCGGCGATGGTCGTCGTCCGCTTGGCCGCGGTCAGTTTAACGCGGACATATGTGTCACCGGTGGCCGCATCCTTAATGGCCAGGCCCATCAGGTTACCGGTCGAGCTGGTGGCCGCCCCCGTGCTGACGGTCCCGACGACCGGGCTGCCGGTGGAATTCCAGTAGACCGCATCGCCAGCCGTAAACGTGTCGGTCGTCTTCGGGACGTCCCATACCCCGTCCATGTCGAAGGTGTTCGCCCCGGTCTGGTTCGGGTCGGTCGGACGTACCGGAAGCGGAATCGTTCCAAGGTTGACCACGTCGCCCGGGTACCGGGTCGTCGTCGACGGGTCGGGAATCGCGGTGCCGGACTGGATGAAGACGGCCGGCGTCTGAGTCTGTGGCATGATCGGACCTCTCGAAAGTTAGAAGGACACCGGACTAAGCACCGGCCGAAAGAACCCCACCGCGGTAATTCTGCATCGACACCCCAACGCCACCCCAGCCCCGAGTCGAGATGCCAAGTTGATTGAACTGCCAGTCCTGCGACGCCGTCTGGACCGTCGGGGTCATCTGACCGTTGAGGGCCGCGATCTGGATTACCGGAATGACGCCCGGGTTTCCGAGTAGGTACCACCCGGTCGTCGAGTATCCGGAGTAGTTGGAGTCAGACAGGTACCGGGACATGACCGGCTTGAACCGGCCCTTCCAGATATTTGTGTTCGGTTGCTTGGTTGCGGCGGCCGTCGAGGCAAGGCCGGCCATGACGATGAACTGAGCGTTCATCAGTTCGATGGCCGCCACGTCCAGTTCCGGCGGATAAAGCAGAATTTCGGCATCGATCCCGAGCTTCTTACCGGCCGGGTCGACCTGTCGATCGAATAGAATCTTGGCGGCCTGGAGTCCGGCGCTGGTCAATGCGGAAGACGCCGAACTCTGGTAGTTCGCATTTCCCTTTTGTCCCGTGACCGTGTGGGTCGCGGCAAAGAAGTCGGTCGACCCGCCCTCGTCCTTGCCGGGTGCAAGTAATTTCGTGTAGACGAGGTCGTTGACCCGCAGGCCCCAGCCGCGTCCGAGCATCATCGGGACCTGCCCGAACATTCCGAGATCGTCGTTAATCAGGTATTGCAGCTCCAGCGTGATCATCCGGGCCTGGAGCGTGGCCTGGTTCGCGTACGGGTTATCGCCGATTGTCCCGTGGGTAATCTCACCGGCCGGGTTCAGGGGAGCGAATACGAAGTCTCCGAACAACTGGACTGACTTTGTCGGCTTCAGGTCCTTCACCGGCAGGACGGCGCAGAAGTCTAGGTAGCTTTGCTCCGTGAACATGTAGCCCTGGAGCATGAACTTGTTTTGCACGTTCGCCAGCGTCGCCGGGGTGTTGACCGTCGAGGCGTCGCCGCGGATCGGCTTCAGGTACTCGGCCACCTCTCCCCACCCGTTGACGTCATTGAACGTCGCGGGCCCGCGGTACCCGTTGGCCGCCGCCAAAGTGGTAAGGAGTTGCTGAAGTCCTATCCGGCCCTTGAACCGAGTGTGGGCCGCCTGCCGGACCTGGTCCGTGTAGCGGGTATTGAGTTCGGTCGTGATCTTCTTTTCTTCCCGGAGCGGGCACCGCCGCTGTCCGTTCTCACTGAGTTTGTAGAAATCGGAATCGAATAATTTGAACTGCGGTAACGCATCGAAGACGGCACATTCGAGCACCGCTTCCGATAGGATCGGGTCGTTCGGAGTGTAGAAGTGCGGTCCGACGTTGTTCGGGCGGGACGCCCGCAGGGCGGCGAGTTCGACCTTGTCGACCTCCCACCCGTTGACGATGCCGTGTCGTTCGAGGTTGACCTTCTTGCCGTCAACTTCCACTTCGGCGACGCCGTGTTTCGCGACGGCCGCCTTAATCGCCGTCACGCGGTCTGATTCCTTCGCCGCGGCCTCGCGGGCGGACTTGATCGCTTCCTCGCCGGCGGCGGCTAACGACGCCTTGAACTTCGCCACGCGTGCCGCGGATTTCGCCGCCGCCTTGGCGTTCGGCTTCTTGCCGTCATCGACAACCGAAGAATCAACCGGCGAGGAGTCCATCATTGAAGAATCGGCGTCGTCCGCGGCGGACATGCACTCCTTCAATGCCGCCTTCGCCTCGGCGTCGGTCATTTCGTCGATCGCGGCCTCGGTGTACTTGGCCGCATTGAGCGAACCGCCGGCCCGCAGGTACTTGAGTACGGACTTGTCGTTCATGACCATTCTCCCTTGGGATGCGCTGACGGACACCGACGTATCACCGTCCGCGCCCAGCGGTACGAATGAAACTTCTTTCAGTTCGGTCTTGCGGCTGATCGTCATCGGTCCCGAGACCTCTCGGCCGTTGACCGTCGCCGTCTTGCCCGGCTCCAGGTATTCCGTCTGCACCGGGTCGGCCCCGATCGACATTTGCCACTGAAACCCGTTCTTCGCCGGGACGGTCACCTTGTCCGTGTGCTGCTTCTCGCCCGAGAACATCCCGGCCACCATGATCCCCGTTTTGCCGGCCGTGACCGCCGACGTGTGGCCGACGATCTGGTTGTCGTCGTGCTGCCGCAATGCCGGACGGTGTTGACTCGGGATGTTCACCCCGTCGAGGTCGACGATCACCGGGTTGAACCAACCGGCCGGCGTCATCGGGGCACCGGTGTACGCCACGCCGTCGAACGTACCCAACTTCGGCTTGCCGTCCTCGCCGGTACCGTCCTCGGCCTTAATCGAAACTGCCGACCCGGTAGCGGTGAGCCGGAAGGGTTTCGCCTCGGCCCGGATCGTGGCCCGCTTCCGTCGCTCGGCTTGCGCCTTCCGGCGGGAGCTACGGGACATTCACGGCCTCCGACGGGTCGACGGTATTCGCGTCGTCGGCCGGTGTTGTGGCTTCCGTGACCGTGAACCGCGTCGGCTGGCCGAACTCAAGACCAAGACGCTCGATCTCTTCTTTCTCCTTCGCGAGCTGGTCGAGTACGTCCGGCCAGTCCTCGCCCCGCGTGGCCCAGAACTCCTTGAGCGTCAGAGTTCCGGCAGAAATACGGTCGTGATCGGCCTGGGCTTCGACGAGCGGGTCGAGCGGTTGGAACCCGGGCCAGTGAAAGTCGTGATCGGGAACCGCACCGTCCAACGAACGGACCGCACGGGCCAGAACCGCCTCGTCGAACCACACCCGGAAAATGTGGGACATCACGACGCGGTTGCAGTCGTCCCGCTCGACCGTCAGTTGCCCGCGGTAGTTCACGTGGTCGAGCTTGGCAGAACTGAAGTTGAACTTCTGCGACGTGCCGAGTGCGAGGTTGAGCGGGTAGGCGAGCGGCCGACAGGCCTCGCCGAGACACTTTTCCTGGAACATCTCGTACGTGGTCGTCGGCTGCTTCGCATCGAACTGGCTGAGCTTCGCTCCCGGAGGGAGCATGGTCATCATCTTGCGGACGATCTCGACTTTCTTGAACGCCTCGAATTCCGTGTCCGCGTCCTCATCGGATACGACCCCGATTCCCCGGTCCTGCTCGAGTACGGCCGCGTAGTCCGCCGCGGTCTCGGCCGCCCCCAGAACCGCCCGGCGGTACGCCCGGAGTTCGGAAAACAGGTCGAGCGACGGGGTGAAGACCGGTACGCCCCGCACCTGACCGGGCCGGAACTTCGGGAACCAATGAACGACCCACTTCGACTTGATCCGGTCGACCGCCAGCGGGTTCATGTTGTTGAAATACCAGTCGCCCGGATGCTGCTTCAGGATCGTGTACATCGTCGGCCGGCCGGTCACCGGGTGCAGAATCAGACCGTCGAGCCAGAGTTCCCCCATGTCGTTCGGCATCGGGGTCGTGACCTGGTCGGCCTCGATGTCGAGCGGGTAGAGTTTGACCGGGTGGTCTAACTCGTTCAAGGTCTTAAAAACCAGAAATCCCTCTCCGTCCACCGTCTTAGCGAGTTTGCACGTCCGCAGTTTTTCGACTCCTCCGACCTCGTCCCACCAATCCGCGAACGACTTTTCGACCTGCCGATTGTAGCCCGCGTCCGGAGTCCGCACCTGCAGCGTCGGACCGCAACCGATCAGGTCGTCCGCGTTGTTGTTGGCGATTCCGAACAGGAACGGATTGTTTGAAACTTCGTGACGGGACCGAAGTCGGAGCGTGCGGCGGACCTGGAAGGAGTTCGCGGCCTTGGCACTGAAAAAGTCGGTATTCCACCAGTCCCGTTTGTTCTCAGGAGTTGTGAGGGCGTTGTCGTAACGGGCACGGATCGACGGTTTCGCGGCCGGTGCCGCCGAGAACATGGATGACAGCCAGCGGAACACTAGAAGTTCCCCTGGTTGCCAAGGGACCCGACCCGGCCGCAATCGTCGAGCGGACCGGGGGTGATGAGTTGGGTGATCGCCACGCCCCGGAGTCGCTTGCGGGCCGCGGCCTTCATTGCGAGGTACTGGTCAGCCTGGATCAGGCCGGCGATAGGATGGGACGAGGCGGTACTCCCATCGACCGTCGCTGATTGGGGCCGACCGGCCGCAGTCTCGATTGTGTCGGAAAGGTCGGCCAAAGGCGAACGCTCCGCGGGGATGCATTCACCATTGACAACCTGGTGCCACTACTGCTAGTTGGGAAATGGACTTGCGTTCCAGAGGTGGAACTGATTACGCGATGGCCTTCTTTTGTCCCCGCGTTCGCGACGATCGCTCTTCGGTGATCACCCGGTAACTGCACACTACACACCGGCGAGAACGGACGATCAAACCAGGGGCGGGCCGGCGGACGTAGTAGACGAACAAGCGGGCGACGGCACACCGGGGGCAGGAGAATCCTTTCACGGCGGGCAAGGGGACTCCTTTCGGTTAGGTGGACGTCTGGGCCGCGGCATTAAGGGCTTCGATGTCGATTTTCTTGCGGACCTTCTTCGGTTCGGTCGGGACTCCACTGGACGACCACGACATTCCCAGGACACTCGCCGCAACGCAGCACCCGACCAGACAATCCAGCCAGTCATTGTCGGGACGGCCCGGCCGCTTCTGCCACTCGTCGACCGTCCGGCCGTCGGCCGAAGCGCGGACCGGGAACTCGGAGGCGAGGTGCTTCCCCATCGGGGCGTGTACGGCCGGGTCGCTCCCGAAGACCGTCAACGCCCCGGGTGTTCCCATCGGGGACCGGCATCGCTCCGCAACGAAGGATTTCCAGTAGTTCGCATCGAAGAGGACTTCCCGGCCGTGCTTGACGCCGGCCGCCTTCAGCATCCACCCGTCGCCGCGGCGGTCACCGGGACCGGGCTTCCACTGGTTGAGCGGGGCCTTCGTCGCCCCGACGTACTTCCCGCGGGATGCCCGGATTGTCGCCTTGTGCGGGCTCTCCCGGCAGAACTGGTGAATCGTCGAGGCCATCTGGCCCCAGCCGGCGTCGACGAGACAGAGATCGACCCGCATCGATTCC